TATGATATAGCTAACTGAAAAAGATCCTGTTTTAACTGGAATATTAGTAGCAGATAAAGTTTTATTAAAAACTAATTGAGCGCCCGTTCCAGTTCCAATAGATTCTTGAGCAAACTGATAAAAATCCGTATTTATTATAATCTCACCTGTTTCATAATTAATAGTACCTTCAGCATTTGATCCAAGCATATTTCCATGAAAATCATCTTCAACTGTATATTCAATTAAATTAGAAGTAAAACTAACTTTTACATTTCCAGGTTTTATTGGAAAATAAGGCAGTGAATAAGTAAAAAGAGTTTGGGATCCATTTCCAGTTCCTATTACTAAATCATTTACTAAGTTACCTATATATGTAGCATTTACTCCATACCAATTTGAATCTTCCCATTTTTCATCAAGAAGAATTGGTATTTTAGCAATTTTTTCTCTAAGAGCAGTAGGCATCGTTCCGTTATGATTTACTTGTGAAGGAAGATATACCCATTTATCTATTCCAAAAACAATATACTTCATATCTGCAACTGAAGTAATTGAAGTCATATTGTTTGTGGTGACTACATTAGTTTGTATTTGCGGCATGGTATATTGAAGGCCTAGGGAGTCATAATATCTAGAGTTATCTCCTATTACTACTAATTGTGCTCCAATATGAATAACTTCTGTTACTTTTTTACTAATATCTATATTAGTCTTGAGATAAGAAAAGTATTTTGGTCTCATCAGATATGAAATTTTTGTTATTGGAGCTAATGTATTAGATGGCGCTAAGTTATTCGATGGTGCTAAACCAACTTCTTCTCCATAAAAAACTCGATCACACATTATTTCTAAACATAAATGTTTAGTATTTGCTTTTGAAGATCTATTATCAAGGAACCAAGTAGGAGAATCATCTAATGTTAATCCGGAGTCTAAATGCAAACTTTCTGATATAAAAGAACTAAAGTTCATCTTTGATGGAAGACCATAAGGAATTGATGGATCTACGCCATTTATATTACTTAATAAACTATGTGAATGTCTTATTAAATTTGATCCATTCCAATAATAAAGATAAAGAAATCCTTTTCTTTCCATAGCAAGTAAAAAAGACAGATAGAGTTTAGCAGTAGCTTTATACTTGATTCTAAAAGGAATAGACTTTATTTCACTTCTTAAAAAGTCTTCAGTTCCTATTACAGAAACATCAAAAGGTACATTAAGAAGATCAGCAACTTCTAATAAACGTTCATAATCCATTTTGTCAATATCATAAGTATTAAGTTTTTTGGAAATTAATGCTTTGTATTCTTCTGACTCTTCTTCTATGCAGTCAATAAAGTCTCTCCAAAAATCCGATTTCATATTTGGAGGTAATTTTTTTTGTAATATTCCAGTTGCCATTTTTTAATCCTTAAATATAAGAAGCTGTAACTGTACTTGTTCCATAGGAAACTATTTGATATCGTTTCGTTGGTAGTATTGAAGAAGAATCAACTCTGTACTCTACTTTTATTGAATATTTAGTATAAGATTCAGTAAGTCCATTAGTTACTATTAAATTTCCTATTCCGGTGTCATAGTTAATAGAAGAAGTAAGAATAGTAAAAGGTCCATCACCAACAAGAGTTCCTGTTCTATTTCCAGGCAAACCTTGAACATCATGTGCGAGAAGCTGATAATCTGAAAATGCTGTATTGTCTTTATAATATAAAAATACTGATCCTGGAGTTATATTAGCCATTTCAATTTTTATATCTGCAGTATATGCAGTATTAAATTGTTCAAACTTATAAAATTTTATTGTAGTTTCATGATAGTCAACGCCTTCAGTAGAATCTATTAATGATGTATAGTCAGAATAACGAATAGGCTTCTTAAAATCTAAAGCATCAATCGAATAGGCTTTAGCTAAATTATTAGTTATTGAGTTTTTCACGTACGAAAGAATATACTTTTTATTAGATACATAAGCATGTACAATAAAGTTTAGATAAATAAAATTAACTGGTTGAAAGACTATAATATCAGTCGGAGACTTTTTGTCATTCAAAGTAGCTTTTATTATAGCTTCTTGAGATGAATTAATTTGTCCGTCAGTACTTGTTATAGCTGAAAGATGCACAACATTTTCTTCTGCTGGAAGAAAAGTTCCAGGAATATTTCCAAGATCTTCATTTGTTTCTGCTTCTCCCCATGCTACTCCTTTTTTAATGAAACTGAAACTTTCCAAAATAGATTTATAATCATTCTTACTAATAGCTCTATCACCTGTTTGATATGTTTTAGGAGCTTTAGCCCGTATACTTTCTATATCCTCATAATCAGATCCACCAACGATTGGGAAATCATTTGTACAGTAAATGGTCACTTCATTTCCATTTGCGTCTTTTATTATAGATTCAACTGTTGTTATATTATTTGCAGATTCAATATTTCCAAGAGATCCTAATGTTTCGATATATGTCACCACTATTTTATCACCAGATGTAAGTTTTTTTCCGAAATTATCATTACCAAATTTGATGATAATTCCTGAAAAGTCATTTATATTTCTTACTTCATAAACTTGATCTAAGCCACCATCTGCTTCTCTGATATTATTAACGGCTCTCCATATAGTTCCATTTACATATACATCAAATACATTATTTTCTATTGATGGATTGATAATAGTAATTGTTTCATAAATGTCACCTTTTGCAATAAAAGTTTCTGTTTTTGGTTTACCTTGAACAATTGTTACATTTGTACTAGTTTCATTATTAAGTAATGCAAAAGAATCTGAAGTAACAAAAGATATATCACCATTCGAAAATATTGTATACTTTGGAATATCAATATTTAAAGCATATTGTGAATCAAAAGTCTTTGATGTAGATATTTTAAGACTTCCTGAAGCACCTTTTTTTCGATATGGATAATAATTAAAAAATTGAGTTTCTGCTAATAGTGAACTTATTTGCTGAGCTATTGACCATTTTCCTTCTCTCGTTAACATTTCATCATATTGAGCATCATAAGCTAATTCTTCTGCAAAAATATCAATCAGTCTATTATTCGCAGAGTAGAATAAAATATCTGCCCACGAAGTTTTAGCTTTCAATCTTTCGATAAGTCTATTTTTAATAGAAACAGCATCAAATTGTATCATAATTTTTCGATCCTTATACTAAATTGTTAATAACCGACGTTACAGGAACACTTTCTTTTAGAACTGAAACATATACTACTAAATCTATAATCCATTGATTATTTTCATAATCAGGAGTTACTTTTATTGATTGCAATTTTGCAGCAGGTACATAGTCATTATTAAAACCATCTACAATAGATTCAATTATGTTTATTCTATTCTGAGGTGACATAGGTTTATATAAGTACTGAGTCACATAGCCACCTCTTCCAGAGTTTCGAATTATATCTTCTTTAAACGAGGTTAGCCAAAGCACAATGGAATTTTGTACAGCTTCTTTTCCAAAATACTGAGCTATCATTCCAGAAGAGTCTACTTTTCCTTGTAAATCTGTATCATATATAGTAGTTTCTGCCATATATGTATAGTTATCATCCACTAGTAAGAACTGTTGTAGTTTTAGCAGAAGATATATCCATAGAGAATGTGGTTGGTGGAGTTGAGGTTGTAGTTGGTAATGTAGGAGATCCAACAGAAACAACTTGATGAACATGAGTATTTAATAAAGTCATTAAAGAATTTATTGCTATATTTAATTCTGTCCATGTTACAAATTGTTTTGTAGAGCCATTTAATTCAATTTTTCCATCTGCTTTAAGTTCTATTTTTCCATGATCATTATATGCTTTTATTCCTTTTGATTTAGCATTTAAGAAAAAGTTTCCATTAGCATCAGATAAAAAATACCCACCACCTTTAAAAAAAACTCCATGCTCTCCAGTTTCGGTATTATGGAATTGTAAAGTTCCATCTTTATAGCACTTGAAAAAAGGTTGTGGGTAAGTTTGGGTTCCTAATTCAGTAATAGCAAGTGAACTTGCTTTTGAGTAGATATAAAGACCTTCAACATAGTCATCTGTAATATATCTTATTCTTTGTAAAAATGGCCAGTCTTCAATTACTACTCTAATATAAGAATTTACTTCTGGAAGTTCATGCACGCCAATACTTGACGATATACCTGTTCCTATACTATATTTTGCTGCCCATGGCAAGTCAGATTCTTTGAAATCTATCATCTCTGGAAAAATACGAACTTTTATGAGACCTTTTTTAGTTGGATCATCTAGGCTTATTACCTGTGCTTCTCGAATTGTTTCCATATCACCCCATTATTTTTGCTTTAAGATTAAAAGTACTTGGAATAAAGCAATATTTTCGACTTACTATAATCTGAGTAGATCCTCTTTTTATATCTCCGCCTACCCATGAATGAATACAATCTTCTATCAAATATTTTCCAGAGTTATAAAGAGAGTATTCTGGAATGCGATTTTCATTAAGTATTGCTAAATTGAGCATAACTGTTTTTCCTGAATTGAGTAATGGATTAAAAGGAAGTGTTATAATAAACTTTTCTAGAAAGAAACTATCTTTTTGTCCAAAGATCTTTCTGCCTAAGAAAGATTCTTTTCTTCCTTGATCAGTATATTGATAACTTTGATAAATAAAATCAGTAACTACTTTTTCATTTCCTAAAATAGGAAGTAACGCTCCATTTTCTTTTGTTCCAGGATAAGAAGACATTAAATCTTTTTCTTTTGTAAATGAACCATTTTGAAGCGATCGGCTTATTAACGTTCTATTTCGTTTACTTTTTGTTTTTAAACTTCCAGTTCGAAATGGCTTTATGTCGTAAATAGAATTTATGGAAGATCCTTCTTTTTTAATAGGATTAAAGTTCAAAGTAGCAACTGGAGAAGAATTAAACATTGTTTTATAACTTTTAAAATTAAAAACATTATTATTATCAATAAAAGCAAAAAAAGGTGTTTTATCTGCAGAATCAGAGTAAGCATTAGGAATAAGTACTTTTTCTATAAAGTCTTTTTGATTCATTCCAAGTTGATACCATGTTGTTACACCTTGTGTGGATTCTATATCTTTTTCTTTAAAAAAATGACTTTCTATTAAACTATCAATGATATTTGATATAGTTTTTTTATAAGCTGCATTTTGTATTTCTTGCTTATCATAAAAACTATGAAGTAAATTTAATGAAATCTTTCCATTTAAAACTCCATTAGACATAACTTCTTTGGTCTCATCAGAAATTGTAACATATGAATTTTTTAACAAATTGTTTTTTAAATTTTCAATACCATAAGACAAATCATATAGAGTTCCCTCTATTGACATCATATATTCTCTCATTAATCCGAAAGAATCATTCAATATTATTGTTGAATTGCTAAAAAAATTGTGTATACTATCGTGCATCGAAAAATAAGTTTCATTAGGTGATATCTCAAGAGCTTGACCATTCAGAGAAACTTCTAAGTTATAATATTGATTATAAATCATCGATAGTACTCTCTATAATAGTTATCAAGATCTTTTTTACTTGGAAGTAAAATAGTTGTTCCAGGAGCCACATCAGCAATATGCTTTATTTTATTGATCCATAGTACTAAGTCATCATAAGAGGAAGAACCATAATAATTAAGAATTAGCAAATCAAATCGGTATATATCTACTGCATTTAGTACGTATTTTAATGGAACTTCTGTCATAGTAAAAGAATCAATAGCAAACGTAAAAATATCAGGAAATGGGTTTCCTAAAGAATCTTTATATACTTTTGACTCTGAAATTGTTAAATACTTTGTATTTTCTGCCATTATGGCTCCACCGTGTAGTTAAAAGAATTTACCATTTCTTGAGTTGCAGTATACAGAGATGATACTGTAACTTTTAAAGTGCACCAAATTGGAAAACCATCTTCATCCACGTCCGAAGAATAAGTTGGCTCTACTGATTCTATTAGTATTGAAGGTAAATAAAAGGCTCCAATTCGTATTGAGTACGTTTCAGCAGCTCCATATTTTCCATTTGAATCAAGTATTGCTAATAAAGAAGGACCTGGAGCAATAAGACCAATTTCAGAATCAATTCCTTTTGCAGCAGCATCTGAAAGTGATTGTATTGATCCTTCTCTCGGTAAACAAATATTTATCAATTTCGCCGCCGGTTTCATTACATCTTCAAGAGCGCTTGTTTTCATATTGAATGTGGTATCAAATGAAAACTGTGCTGGGCTTGTTCCAGTCCAAATCTTAAAACCCATTTCTTTAAACTGACCTGTAAATGATCCATGTCCAATTGCTTGTGAAGCAGTAGACACAAGAGTCATCCATTTAGCGCCAGAATCTCCTAGTACAGGTGCAAAATCACTGTGAAAAGAAATAGTAACTTCTGAGTCTAGTGTCATTTGTGTGGAATCAGGAAATAAGTCCTTTCCACCTTTTTTAATTTTTATGATTTTACCAGGTGCTATTCTCATTAGAAAGCCATCCTTAATTTATTGAAATCTATTGATGATTCTTCTTTATTTTGAATTATATTATTGAATGGTTTATCTTTTATAATATCTATAAGTTGTTCTAAGGCTTCTACTATTTCATTTCCTTTACTAGAATCTGTAATACTTTTGGAAAGCTGATCAAGATTCATAGCCATGTTTGCTGAATCAAAACCTGTTACTGGAGATTTAGTAGCTATAATTGTGTCTTCTGGTGAAGGTCTTATAATTTTACCAGAAGGATGTATAATAGCATCTTGTACCCAATCTGTAGGAATAGGATCTAAATGAGAATCTTTATAATTCTTTAAAAAAGTTTGTCCCTCTTTTGATTCTAAAAATTTCTTTTTTCCACCATCATCTGAAGCTTGTATAGTTTTTTGATTTGATTTACTCCAATTTTGAAAATCTATTGAACTTCTCATTTCTTGTTCAAATCTTTGTTTTTGTGCAGACTTTTTAAATTTAGTTATCTCTTGAGAAATTTCGCCTTTAGCAACAGAAATTATCAATTTATCAAGTGGTTGAGAAGCAAAAAAGCTAAACATATCTCCAATACCACTAAAAAAATCAGCTATAGGATTTATAATATACTTACTTATTACTTGACCAAGAGGATTTTTGTTAAAGAAAATTTGTACTTGATTTCCTATAAATTTAAAGATACTAGTTCCTAGATCTAATATACCTTGTGTGAATGTTTTGTTTCCTACTAGAACATCTCCAATAGTTTTAAATGATTCTTTAAATAAATCGAATATATTGCTAAAAGTTGCTACAAAAAAGTTTTTCATTCCTTGAATAAAGTCTGATTCAATGAATTTTCCAAACCAATTTTTTAATCCTTGAACTGCTTGAGCTATTTTTTCACCACCTATATAACCAAGTATACCACCAACAGCTGCCCCAACAAGACCACCTATAATAGCACCAACGGGGCCCCCAGCTAAGAATCCTGTTCCTGCTCCTATTAAAGCAAATTCACCTGCTTTTTTAAATGCATTTTTGAAACCTTCTCCAGTACCACCAAGAAACCCTCCAATAAATGCGGAACTCTTATCTACTCCCCATTCTTGTGCTTTTCCTACTGCAGCAATTCCATCAAGAGTAGCCATGACTACACCTGCAGCAATAGCAGCAACCGAAGCTCCTTTTGCTATTAGAGGAAGTAAACTTTTTGCTAAATCAGCACCAAAAAGATTATCTAAAAATCCACCTTTTTTATTTTCTTCTTCATCTTTTCCTTTCCCATCAAGTTGATTTGCTAACCAAACAATTTCAGGATTTGATTTCTTTATATCAGATAATCTAGGCCTTACTTTCTTTCCTTTTTCAAAAAATTTATCTTTTCCTTTTCCAAGAAGACCTCCTATTGCATCAATAAACTTAAATCCAAAAAGTTCTTCAATAGGCTGAGTCACAAGATTAAGTGGTCCTAATAAACCAGTTGAAATATCTTTTGCCATAGTACCAAAACCTTGTTTTAATGGGCCAGCAATATTTTCTTTAAGCTCTTTAAAAATAGAATCTTGTTTTACTCCGTATTTAACTAAAGATTGCTGTATACCATTAAGCTCTTTAAGAGACTGTTTATCTTCTTCTGTTAAAACATTTTTACTAAGAATAGATTCTCTTGTTGATTTAATAGACTTCTTTAAGTTTTCTGCTTCTTGTTTTGATAACTTATTTTGCTTTTTTAAATATGCTTTTCTATCTTTTGCAGATAAACCAGATATATCTATTCCATTATCTAAAGTAGATGTAAACTTCATAACAGATTCTTTTAATTTAGCAAGAGGATCTTCTATAGGTTCCTTAAAATTTTTTTCTAGTGTATCAAGCTCTGAAAGGGATTTTATATCCAGATCTGACAATTGTTTCTTTTTAAGAATTGATTCTCTCGTCTCTTCAATGGATTTTTTTAAGAATTGATTTTCTTTTTTTCGAAGTTTTAATTGTGTATCAATATATTTTTCTAAGTTTTTTCCTTCAAGACCGGTTGTATTGATGCCATGCTGAATTACTTCTATAAAAGAAGCTATTGACTTTTTTAAAGCAGATATCTCTTGTTCAGTATCAAAATATTTATTTTTTTGACTGGTTTTTGATTTTTTCAGATAATCAGAAAATTTACTATCAATGTCCTCCAAATAAGAGGACATTTCTTCACTTGAATCAGTTTTAGGTGTAAGTTTAGGAGCAAAATTTGCCATATTTTATTATCTTTTCTTACTTGTCATAAAAGGACATTGACTAGAATTATTTTTCTTATACTCATTCAGCCGTTGAATAATATCTTTTATTCTATGTCCTGGCATTTTAAGCCATGCCTCTTCTGTAGTTCCAGGAAAATTAATCATCAAATTGAACAGAATATCCTGTATTTGTTTTTTGTTCCATGGAAGGTATAAAGTCCAAGTATCGAAAAGAAAACCTCCTAGTTATTGTTTTGTTATCTACTGTAAATGTATAGTTAGGATCTACACCAAAAGTTCCATATTCTTGAACAGCACTTTTATATCTTGCCCAAGCAGTAGCATCAATTTTATGTTTATAAGCATCAATTTTTTCTTCTATCGTTTTTAATTCTTGTCCATCAATAGAATATATAAGTTGTGATTGAATTACTCTGAGGTAATCTTTCATTTTTTCTTCTTGCATAAGATCATATTCTTTCTTTAAATCATAATCAACTTTAATAAGATCAGCCCGTTTCATTTGTTCAGGATCACCAGTATTTTTTAATTGTTCAATAAGATTCAAAGTTGCTTTAAGAGAACTAAATTTTACATCTTCATCTCTGTACTTTTTATTTACGTATTCTTCCGCAATAAATACTGAATTAATTCTTGGAAGTGTAAATTTTATTTTCTTTTTTGTAACATCGTCAATAATAGTAAAAGGCTCTTTAAACTTATCCGAAAGTTTAATTTCTTTTAACAAAGAAAGATCAATGTCTTCATATTTAACGTTTGTTTTATTTTCTTCATCATCATAATATGGCATTGAATAAAGTTTAGTTCCCCAGAAATTCATATAAATGGTCATCATTATTTGTATGATATGTTCACTATGAAGTAATGAACAGTCATAGTTTTCGTAGTTCATCTTAGAAAGACATTTATTTATCAAAATAGAAAATCTGTTCTCTTCAGTAGACATAGAAAGTTCAAGAAGCTCTTCCATTGAATAGTTTCTAAAGTGTAATACAGATGGACCTAATTTGTCTCCAGAAATAAAATTTACTGGAACATATCCTATTGGAATTTCTTTTTTAATCTCAGTAGCTTTTACTGCTTCTGACAATATCTTTTTTTCCTTAATTGGTAAAAGCATTTCTTGTGTAATTTCTTCGTTCATTTATAACTCCTTATAAATATATAGTTAACTTAGCTTTTTGAACCTTATTTCTTCTGGTACTAATGTTACTGAAAAAAGAAGAGGATTTCCTGAGTAGTCTAAAGATACAGCGTCAACTCCTGCTATTTTACAATCTACTAGTTCAAATTCAACGGAAGGAGTATCAATAGCAAAGCCAGGAATTAAATTAAATGGCATACTTCCTGTATAAGGAATATTCAGGGCAGTAGGATTAGTTCTTAAAAAGACCAACTTAGCAGACTTAATAGTTTCATTTGTACTGAGATGTTTTTTAAAAACTCTATTTGTTAAATCATACACTGAAGTAAACCAAGTATAAAAAAAATTATAGGTACCAAAATTTATATCTTCTCGAATGGTCATCGTAATATTACCAGGTTCTTCCAAAGCTTTATATACTTTTTGTCCTGTATGCTTTGTATCTATTGTAAGCTGATAGCTTGGTAAAGAAACATCTTGAACTTTATAAACTATATCCCTTCCATTAACATCATTAAAAGACAACTCCCATTGATTTGCTAATTGAGGTTCTATTTTATATGCACTTTCTAAAAATCCCATATTGTACCTTTATACTAAATAGTTAAAAAAAATAGGATAGAGTAATAGTAACTCTATCCTTATTTTTACATAAAACATTTTGAAATATATTATAGCATCTTCAAGAAACCAAATCTAATCTGAGTCATTATTGGATCAGCACTTGCATTATCTAATGTAAAACCACCAACTGCCTTTGGCCAACAACCAGTGAAAGTCCATACCTGAAGTGTAGGAATAAAGTTTCCTGCTGTATCAAACGTACCGGTTGAAATAGTTATTGGAGTTCTAAAAGTAGAAATTCCATTGATGGAATCCATTGCAACACCACCTGTATCAGGATTTGCAATTGCATTATTCCAAAGTTTAAAAGCTTTATACAGATTATAATACTTATCAATTCTGAATTCAATTGTAAATTCTTTAGGAGTTGTAATTTTTCCATTAGGCTTTACAAGCGTTTCTGATTTATATTCTATTTGATACTCACCAACAGAAATTTCTGGAATTTCTACAGTAGTTGCTCTAAATGTAAAACCAGTTGGATCTGGCAAAAAAGGAATAGGTCCTAATGATATTTGGTACTCGTACCCTATCGCATCATCACTTAAACCGTAAGCAGTATCTATAATTCCCATGTTATTTTTATCTCCATCTATTTATATAGTTAAAGAACTTTTAATTTGTTCCCTAGTTCTTTTTAATCTTCCTCTTCTCCATCCTTCCGGTATATTTTCATCTTGTGTTAATATAGCTTCTTTTCCATTTGTAATGTGAACTAATGCTAAGCTAAAGACTTAGCATCTTCTTTATTTTCGCTTCATCTAAACTGCTTGTTACAATATCAATTTACATCGATAAAGCAATAGAGGCAAGTTTATCCACGGAGGCTTGTTCCAAGCACTCAGCTCTTTTAGTTGAGCCAAACAATTTTACGTTTTTAGCTGCGTGTATGTCTCTGTCAAACTGATAGCCACAGTCACAGCGGTATATTCTGTCCGATAAAGTAATTCCTGTATTAAGAGAGCCACAACAAGGACAGAGTTTTGTAGAAGGCGACCACTTAGAAATTTCAAAAGTTCTATTAACCTTTTGAAGTTCTACTAATTTTGCCTTAACTCTTCCCAAGTAGGAATGCTGAATATTTCTAGCAAAACCTTTTGAGAACTTTCTCCAATAAGAAATATGTTCATCTTGGAAATAGATGACGTCATAATTTTTTAGCAAATACGCTATAAGTTTATTTGAGTCATCATTCTTTTTGTTTGTGAGATGTTCATACTCCTTTTGAAGTTGGTTCAAACATTTGTAGTATCGCTTTGACCCTTTTTGTTTCTTTGAAAGTTTTCTCTGAAGAAACTTTAAGTAATCAGATTCTTGCACACTACAATTGAATTTTTCTCCATCAGAAGTCGTGATATTATCTTTAATTCCAAAATCTAGTCCAACAGTTTTACCAGTCGGCTGTCTCTTTACAGAATTCTTTGGAATACAAATTGAAACTTTAATGTATATGCCAGATGCTTTTTTGATAATTTTAGCGTCTGCTATATCATATTCAGGGAAGTTTATGAACTGTTCAAGTCCATAAACTTTTAATTTTCTAAAATGTGGAATAGAAATAGTTTTAGAGTTAACAATATGAAGTTGACCAGTTCTTAAAGGGATAGAATTGCAAGTTCTTCTGAACTTCAATTTTCCAACTTTTCTACCACGTTTTTTGATTTTAGATAAAGTAATAATGTCTTGTTTTAGATATTTAATAATAGTCTGGTGAACGCCAGTATTTATTGTTAAGTTTCTTTTTACAAGATTTTTATCTTTATCGAAATTCTGGATTATACGATGTGATTTATAGTCATAATTGAAAATATCATTAGACGCAATCATATCGTTTTGAATCCATTTTGTCTGAATGAACAAAGAATTAAAAAGATCAAAATCTTCTTTAGAAGTATTATGAACATTTACTTTAAGTTCATAAACTTTTAAGGTTTGATTTTGTCTTTTTTCACGAGTAACTAATAATGTCTGACGTATTTGTTCATTCTTTGTCATCTTAATTATATAACTAATTTATCATTATCTACTTTTGGTAGATTTTCTATTTTTATCATATTTTTTCCTTTTAGATGATTACCGTCATCTTAAAAAATGGAGTTAGCTAATACTGATTCATATTAGCAATAGGCGGTAACCTACTGTCCTCCTTTTTAATTTATACTACTTCTTTTACAGAAACTCCTTGATCAGCATTAATAAAGAATAATTTGATCATTTTACCGAAAGGAGTAAATTTTATGCCGACTGTTACTACAAATTCTTCTCTAGCCAAAACGTCATTGTCATTATTAGTTTCATCGCAGACTACGATATACTCTCTTAGTAAATTGTAAGGTTGCGCCAATGTAGGACCAATAATGCGTTCTATACTTGATTTAACGATCGTTCTATGATTATGGTCATTCAATTTATAAAGTTGATAAGGAAGAACTTGATTTATGATGTTCTTTATATAGTAATCAGCTAATCTACTATGACCGATAGAAGAATAATCAGACTGTAATGATTGTGAAGTTCGCTCTCTTGTAATGACTACGCCAAAAGTAGGATGCATAACTATCGGATTGATTCTTGCTACTGAAAGAGCTTGCTGCTGTGTTTCATCAGCATCAAAAAACATTTCTAAAATACCAGAGCCAAGCTGTCCACCATGAGTACCATTCTCATTATACCAAGCTGGAGCAAGCCCATTAAATGCATCATACATATCCGCATATCTAAGAGCAACTCTCCCCATAAGATTAGAAGCAATAGTTCCACCTGTGTAGGTATTATTAACCTTTCCCCAACCCCAATAGAATGCGATTCCTCTATTATCTGTCATACGAGATGCAGAAGCAGTAATAGCATCAGCAGCAGAAACATTTGGTAATGGAAGTATAAAAGAACTATACTTTGCATATGAAGAACGAAGAGTATTAAAAATTGCAGGAATACCTGCATCTGTAGTAGTATCAAAATAAATATCGGCTGGATATTTCTGTGTATTTTTAAAGTATTCCCAGCCCGCTGTATACTGCGCAAGAGCAGTAGTACCTCTTAAACCTCCGGTAAATGGAACATAATCTGTATCATCGGTAAATGTAGTTACAGTAGCTGTATTTGCTACAACAGAGATATAATCTGAATTTTTGAAAAGTTCAGGCATATAGATATTTTGTCCATAACCATTCTGTTTATTCACAACAGTAGACCCAGTTTGTGGGAATGAACTAATAGCTGTATACGAAGAAGAATTCCAATCTTTCTTTTGTAAGTATAGAACAAAATCATTATCATTATTTTTTTCTACTTTAATTGCTAAATCATCAGCCTGTGGATTTTTATTAAATACTGCAAAATAAGCATCAGATGAATAATTTGTTTTAAAAGCAATTTCAACAGTGTCAGAGCTACTTGGAGCAGAGGTAAACGTAAAACTTACTGCACCAGTAGCAGCTGTATAAGTTCCAGAACCAACATCAGGAAGAGTAGTTAAAATAGAAGGCTCTGCATTAGAACCTGTAACATTGATTGAAACTCCATTGAGTAGTATATCTACTGATCGAGGAACATAATGAATTGTATCTGCAATAGTTCCTGTAAAATTAGTAATAATACCATTAGGAATTACTTCACTTTGTTGAACATTAGGAATATTTGAAAAATCTAAAGAATTAGTTGTTTTTCCACCTATAAAAGGTTCTGTGCCTGTTTTAGTAACTAATACGCCACCATATTTTCCACCAGTTGAAGGAGCAGAGACAAATATTGGATACTTAGAGTTATAATCAAGAACTTCCTGTACCTGTTCATTTCCCGTATCAGGAATACCAAAATAGTCTAATATTCTTTTAGTTTGCTTTGCAGAAAAGTAAACAGGTTCATTACTTCCGCGGGTTGATTTTATAACAGTAGCTCCGGTTGCGCCTACAAAAGTGGACACAGTGCTACTTCTATCATTTAAAATAACTTGTATAAGTTCATTGGCCATTCGTTTTTCCTCTTTAATTACATGATTGAGTCAACATAATCAATTAGAGCAAGCTTTATGATTTTTTTGATCTCTTCCGGATTTGTGTCATCAGGTACAATGGATGCTGCTTTATCATGAATAAAATTCATAATTTTTAAAAGATACGTTGGCCCAAGTCGATCGATGATGTAGTTATACATACGTCTTTGCCATCCAGACATTGCTCCAATTCTTCGAAGTTTATCAAAAGTAACTTCTATTTCATCAATCTTTTTTCCGTTTGTATTTTCATATAATGTCATGCTTATTATCTCCTTTTATAATAGTTAAATCTTTTTAGGATTATACAGGAACTACAGTTTCATTAAAATGATCTACAGTCATTCTAAATGCTTCTTCATACTCAATAATTTCTCCATCAGAAGCAGGTATTAAATCTTTTTTAACTAAAAAATTGATAAGTACTGTCTTTGGTATACAAAATCCTGAATCATTACTAATAAACATATTAGTTTGTATAATAGGATTCAACGAAAAAGACCAAATATTATTTTTTTCTAGCCAATCTCTTTCAGTAAACTGTGGAGACATATCAGTCTGAAAGTTTAAAAGAGCCATATTTGCTACCAAATGTCCGTTATACTCAAGATAATAAGTAAACTTTGTTTCCAAGCTATTATCTAAAAGTGTTTTATCAGTTGCAAATTGCCAATCATCATCTCTTCCAGTAAAATAAGTACAATCAAAACTAAAAGAGACAGGAATTACTTTTATCTTTCTTTTTAGTTCTGGGAAGTATACTCCTTGGGAAACAAGAGAAAAATTAAACCAATTTCTTACTCCTCCTGTTTCTTTATTTGATAATTTGTAATTGATAAAAGGAAGATTTGCATTGTTCCATTCATTCTGTCCTGAGCGTTTAATTAAAGCATAGTCTGTAGAACTATAAACAATTCTTGATTTATCATTATTTAAATAAGCTGCAGCTAAATAGTTGTCTAACTCTATACACATAGCATAGAAGGTATTTTTATATGTCTTTTGATCAACTTCTTTGTAAAATGAACCCATTATAATTTAATTCCTACTAAAAATGTTATAGAAAGTGGATATCCTAAAATAATTTGACCAGTATATTTATTCATTACTGTTAATTGATAACCAATGTCAAGTTGACTAAAACCATTAATACCAAATCCTACTCCAGCTGAAATAGAATGTTGAAAAAATGGAATAGGCATCGATATTTTTTGTTTTAACAAGTCTGCTAATGCATTATTTTCATTTTGAAGATCACTTACAGTTGTTAAAAGATTATCAATAGTTTTTGTATCTTTTTCTGATTGTTCTAATAAAGAGTCATACATATTTGACTTTTGTTCATAGATATCTGAAAGTACTGTATAATTATCTTTTAACTCTTGATATTCTTCAGGAATATTTAAAGCGCCATCTTTATATACTATTTTTTCTTTTTCTATTATTTTTGTTTGCTTAGTAGCAAGATCTGTAAGTAATGTATTTTTATCTTGCTGAAGAACAGAAATATTTTGTACTAATTCTTGTACATTTTTATTTAAGTCTTCATTCTCTTTAAGAGTATCAGAAACTTTTTGTTGATATTCAATATATCTTTTTGATAAAACTTTATAAGAATTGAAATAATATAAACCTCCTACTAAAAGGAGTAAGAATAATAGGAGGCTTATATACATCAAAACTTTTTTAAATGTATTCATGTTATAATAGTTAAAAAGTCTTTTGCTTTTTGTTTAGAACTTAAAAAACTAGAAAAGTTTTCATTTCAGATCTAAACTGATAACAATACTCTGAACCACCGTATCCGCCACCGCCTGGTTTATAAAAACCAATTATACCAAATTCAAATAAGTCTATTAGGTTTTGATCATTTTCAGCATCTTCTGAACCAAAACTTTCAATATGTTCTATTTGATTCATAAACTCGCCTTTCTTTGCCCGAAGGTACCATATAACATTCAGTTGACTTGCGAAGGCTTTGCCTGAGTCAAGTCGAACTGGTTGTTATACGTCTTTCTCTTCAAATTGCTGTTTCAGTGTTCTGTATAAAATTGTATCAATCACTTCGGGGATAAAAATAGAAGCAATTGCACAAAACAAATAAACAGCAATGTTGTTAAGTCTTTTAATGAATCCATTTTGCTTCCAATAATTTCGCATCTTATCTCCTTTGCGGCCTATCAGCCTGTCGGCTTGTATAGTTATATCGATAGGATAAGACATATCACGGTTTGAATAATCAATTGTTGCTACATAAGCAGAATTATTATTTGTAAGATAGTTACTAAAAGACGTATGCTCTAAATAGCTTTCATATGCTTTTAATTCTTTTTCACCAACTAAAGATGACAAATCCAAGTCATTTTCCATAAACACCTCCATATATAAAAGATTATACACCATTTTCAATGATTGACAAAACTTTTTCCGCTAATTTATTCATCACTCTCTCCTTCTAATATTCCATAATATAGATTTGAACCGATGCTCTTTGATTTTAATAAATCACCAGATTCAACATAATGACTATCAATAATGAAAGTACCTTCTTTTTCTTTTCCTGATTTCTCATCTATATAGCAAACATCATAAAGACTATACTTAAGATTCATGATTGGATTAACAACAATAAGGGTAGAATGAGTATATATGGTGTAAATAACTCCAAGTAATATGTAAAAGCTAATTATTTCATAGGCAGTTGAAAATGACTGAAACATAAACAGCACTAAATAAGTTGCTATATACCCAATTGATTCGGTGTTTTTGTTATGTACAGTTTTGACAATAAAATTGAATCCATTATCTTCAGTGGTTTTTTTCATTCCCTTTAAAAATAGAACTATTCCCAAAGCCCCATAAACAGAAAGAAATAAAAGTGTTGTAGCTATAAAAAACTTGTGGAAAAAGAGTGAAAGAGCAAATCGGTTAAATCCACCAAAATTTAGAAAATCTGCATTCTCAAAAAGCTGCTTCATAACGATTAATACAAATAGAGGAATGTATGAAGTACAAAAAAGGGCCAATCGTAATGATCCCGGCAGCTTTTCCCAAGAAGACATTTTGCTTTTATTCATAATATCCCTCTCAAGATTGTATCATGATGAAGCATATTTAGAATCATCCTTAAGTCCTTTTTCATCTGCTTGTTTTTCGGCTTCTTTCCAATATGCTTCCAAATCTGAAATAGATTTTCCACTTTTATCAGCTATTGATTGTAACACAGATGCTGGCATATTATCTTCTCCTATATTTTGGAATGATGTTATTTTTTCTAAGAACATTTGTTAAAGCAGAAGCCATTTGATTGAAAAAGAATGGCAAAGAATCAATTAACTGACTTAAATGCTTTGTTAACAAAGCCTGTCCATTACCATGTCTTTTATCCCAAGTATGGGGTGCTATATCAGTAGGAAAGATCGAAGCATCTAATTGCGAGTTCCAAAAATTGAAGCCCTGCCATTGAAAACTAGGATCATTTGACCATAACTGACAATTAGAAACTTTAATAATATCTTTGATATCTTTCTGTGTTAAAACTTCAGAGTTTAAATCAAAAGTAGATATCCAGCCATTATCCCCTATAACATCAAGAAGCTTAATCCAAATTTCATATGTTTTTGATGGATTAGGCTCAAACTCTTTAGTTTCTGGATTTATTTGTGAATACTTATGATCAGATCCATACATATCTGTAGCTTCTGTTAAAAATTTAAATATAACATCATTTCCAGAAAGTTCTGTTTGTATAAGTTTGGTATTTATGTTAGCTGTTTTCTGTATATCTTTTCTTATAGATTTATAACGCTTCGTTATTGCAGAAGTTAGATTCGCGTGTTTATCCATTAAGGCAGGAAGAGTAATAAACTCATTCAGTTTACCATATAGAAAAATTTTAAACTCTTTTCTATTTTTTGACTCTACAAAAAAGTCATAATTTTTTATTTTTCCATAAAACCCAGAGAGGTCTGTACAAATAAAAATTTTTTCTTTTAGAGAACCAACAAAGTTTTCTATATCTAAAAAAGGTGTAGCATAAAACTTTTTAAAATTATCCCCTACGATAAAAGGCATAAGTGGATTGCTTCTTAACATGTGAGAAGTTAATGGAAGATTAGGAAGTCTAGAATTAAAAACAACTTGGTAAATAGGTATAGAAGATGTAGCGAGTAATCTTCTTATTTTTACATAAGGAAACTTTGATAATCCTAAGTTTTGTTTTAATACTAATCCACTATTCATCTTCGTTTACCAAATTAGCTACTTGCTGTGAACTAGTAACATA